AGGGACATGTTCATGAAGAGAGCTCTGGATGCCGCAGCATGGGTTCCGACTAAGTGCAAGGTTCACTACAACGGTGAGGTCTTGGCGATCAAGCATCTTCAGGATTACACTTCACGCTTCACCGACCAACCCTTGGCACAACTCAAACAGGATCGTTGGGAGGTGCTGGTATGTTCGTCGGCGGGTGCGGGCTTCAAGCAAATCTCATTCGTCAACGGCATCTGCACCGAGAAGGGAGGTACCCATGTGGATCACGTGGTCAATCAGATTACTTCGGACTTAGCCAAAAAGACAAAACTGAGACCCTCGCAGATCAAGCAGTGCATGTTGGTGGTCGTCAAGGCGGTTCTGGTCAATCCTTCATTCTCCAGTCAGTCCAAGCACGAATGCATGTCCCGCGTGCAGGACTTTGGATCCAAGTTTGAACCCACTTCGGCATTTTTGAAGCAGGTCAAGGGCGTTCTGGAACAGGAACTTTTGGCACAGACCAAAGCTTCCGAGGTTCGTGACCTCAAAAAGACCGATGGTGCCAAGAAGAGCAGGATTTCAGGCATCCCCAAGTTGGACGACGCTAACTGGGCAGGGACAGCCAAGTCCAAGATGTGCACACTGATCATCACTGAGGGGGATTCCGCTAAGGCTCTGGCTATCAGTGGGTTGTCTGTGGTCGGTAGGGATCAGTATGGCGTCTTTCCACTCAAGGGCAAGCCAAGGAACGTTCGGGACTTGGGGTCGAAGGCACTGACCGCCAACCAGGAGTTCTCCGACTTGAAGAAGATTCTGGGTCTTCAGCAAGGCAAAAAGTATTCCGACTTGAGTGAACTTCGCTATGGGAGACTGATGATCATGACCGATGCAGACGTGGATGGTTCACACATCAAGGGTTTGGTCTTGAACATGTTCGACTGCTACTGGCCCGAGTTGATCACCATGGGCTTCGTCGTGAGCATGATCACTCCGGTGATCCGGGTGAAAGGAGGACGGATCAATGAATCCTTCTACTCAGAAAGGGACTTTGTGAACTGGCTCGAGCAGACCTATCAAGGAAGGGTGCCACGCGGAGTCACCATCAAGTACTACAAGGGTCTGGGTACTTCGACTTCAGCGGAAGCCAAGGAATATTTCAAGGATCTTGGACGATTGACCGTGGGATTTGTGGCCGACCAAGAAAGTCAGAAGTCGGTGGGTCTGGCATTTGACAAGTCGCTGGCGGATGATAGAAAGCGCTGGCTTGCCGAACCGTTTCGTGGCGATCCCCTTCCATACGGCAAGGTGACCTCGGTGACCGTTTCAGATTTCATTCACAAGGATCTGATTCAGTTCAGTCACGCAGACATTCGGAGGTCCATTCCAGATGTTCGTGACGGACTGAAGCCTTCACAGCGCAAGGTCATCTACGGGTGCATCAAGCGCAATCTGACATCTGAGGTCAAGGTGGCCCAGTTGTCTGGTTACATTTCCGAGCACACTTCCTATCACCACGGCGAGATGAGTCTTCAAGGAACCATCGTGGGGTTGGCGCAGGACTTTGTGGGGTCGAACAACATGAATCTGTTGGAGCCATGTGGTCAGTTCGGAACTCGTTTGGCTGGAGGTTCGGATCACGCGAGCGCCAGGTACATCTTCACGCGTCTGTCCGGTCACGCCAAGGTCTTTGATGAGAGGGACAATGCCTGTCTGACCTACCTCAAGGACGACGGGAAGCCCATCGAACCGGAATACTACCTGCCCACGCTGCCCATGATTCTGGTGAACGGCGCGGAGGGTATCGGAACGGGCTTCAGCTGCAAGGTGCCTCCGCACAATCCTGTGGACGTCAAGGAAAATCTGAAACGGTTCATTCGTGGCGAGTCACTAAAGCCGATGAAACCCTGGTTCCGTGGATTCAAGGGGTCCGTCGCGGCTTCGGACGAAGGCATCTGGACGCTCAAGGGTACGTGGCAGGCGAGTGGCGACAAGGTCGAGGTCACCGAACTCCCACCTGGCACGTGGACCCAGACCTACAAGGAGTTTCTGGAAGGGCTTGTTGAGAAGAACGTCATCAAGAACTACAGCAATCACAGTACGGAGGAGGATGTCCGTTTCGTGATCACCGGCTACAAGGGATCTGCGCCAGAGAAGGATCTCAAGTTGACTTCGACGATCCGAAGCACCAACATGTATCTTCATGGACCCAATGGGATTGAAAAGTTCGACACGCCCTTGGACATCCTCAGGACCTATGCAACCGAGCGGATGGCACTCTACGACAAGCGCAAGAGGTATCTGGTGACCACTTTGGCGAAGCGTTCCGGGATGGCGATGGACCGCGCCAACTTTGTCAAGGGCATCCTCGACGGATCCCTCAGGGTCATGGGGCTGAAGAAGGCAGACGCCGAGGAGAACATGCTCAAAAAGTTCAAAAAGGTCGACGGAAGTTTCGAGCATCTCTGGGGTCTGAAGACTTCGCGCTACACCCAGGAGGCGGTGCAGGAACTCATGCAGGAAGCTAGGGTCCTACTGGACGAGTTGAAGCGGATTCAGGGGATGACCACCAAGGACATGTGGCTCGAGGATCTAAACCACTGAGGCAACCGAGGCTCTGGTAGGTCTTGCGCTCTGTTCTGCTTGTGGCAGACTTCTCCACCTATTGGTGGCTTTGTTCAGCAAGTTGGTCCATCGGGTTGTATGTTCCTGAACACTTTCATCATTTACTCTTTCAGAACTTGAATATATTTTGAATTTTCCATTTGCCATTTCAGGTCTCGCCAACTTATTCTGTGGATCTTCTTCGTCCATCATTGTCTTGTATTCTTTGATGATATCGCTCGGAACTTCTGGAGCGTGGTCGATGATTTTGTCGTAGTCTTCGCGGACCTTGTGGCAATATTCCACGGCATTCATTCGGTCTTCGGGTTCCAGGGAGAGTTCCAGGGAAACGTCACGGGCCAGGCGACTGAACATCTTGGACGTCTGCATGTTGGATTCGTACTGCTCGCCGCACCTCAGGAACTTGTGGACACTGGCAATCCCGGCAGCCGAAAGATTCAAAAAACTGAATACATACAAAAGTATTTGTGAATTTTCTTCTTCCGAGGAAGCCACCAGAGTTCCCAGCCCAGCCAGGGTGGTCAAGGCGATATTGATGATAGAAAAGTTCGTATGAGAAACGCTGTGGCGTACCGCGCATCTGTGATGGATCCACCGGTACCCCAGAGCCTTTTCGCCCCAGGACTTGATGAGTTTCTCCTGCTTCGGGTGCCAGCTCATGGCATTCTCGATGCGCTTTTGTTTGTCCACCAGGAACTTGGCTTCGAGGTGTTCTATGTGACTTTCATCTTCTGCGTCTGATGCCATCTACTTAAACATTACATTTTAATAAATAGAAATGAAGTTCTCTACCAAGATCGTTACTTTGGAAGACGGGGTCAAGGAGGTTGCTGTTCGTGCGGACGACGGAAAACCTTTGTTGGTTACACTCAAGGGAGCCCAGGTGGACTCTGTGGACGATGAGCTTCTTCTCAAGATTGATGATGAGACCGTGGCACAGTGTGAGGATGCTGTTCTGGCAAAGGCTAAGGAGTCTAAGGTGGCTTGGTTCGGTAAAGAGATCGCAGACTCTCGACTTGAAAGCGCATTTACTTCTTCTTTTTCTCTTGACGAGAATATCTTGAGCGTGCATAAGGCGGAAACGGTCAGGCTGTACGACGCCAAGCGGGTGTTGCTCGAGGACAGGGAACTCGCCAAGGACGATGTGGTCGATGTGGTGGTCCAGCTCCGGTCGGTGCAGTTTCTCCAGAAAAGTTTCGAGACCGAGTGGGTGCTTCATCAGGCCAAATTTAAGGCTGAGCCCAAGCCGAAGAAGGCGGTTGTGGATTTTTCGGATTGTCTTTTTGAGGAAGAACCAGAGTCAGAGGAAGAGGAGGATTTTTTTTAGTAAGTAACATTAAACGATATGAAGGTTAAGATGATGAAGACCGAGACCATGTTGCTTTTGGCTCTGCTCGTTGCCGTGGGTTATTTTATGTGGGCGAACAACGGCGCGATCCGCCGTGCCCTCGGGATGGCTCCCAAGGAGGGGATGATGTACAAGTCCTACTACGAGGGTTCCAATGTGGATGCGTCCATGCCAGCCCCAGTGAACGGTGGTTCTCTTTCAGTGCCCGCCGCGGCTGCCAACGGGATGGGGGTTGCCTCCAGCCTGCTCCCCCGCGATGTGGCGGCTCAGGAGGACTTCGGTGAGTTCGCTCCCGATGACATCCTCAAGGGTCAGAACTACCTGAACCCCCGTGCCCTCATCGGCTACCCCGAGACCGTCGGTGGTGCTCTCCGGAATGCCAACCAACAGATCCGCTCGGAGCCCCCGAACCCGCGCGACCCCGTCACGATCTTCAACACGTCCACGATCGTCCCGGATCAGATGCGCCCCGCTTTCGAGCTTGGTCAGGGTACCGCTTAGATTGATCTAGATTAATACATTTTAGAAACATTCAGGGAAACAACTCTGACTGTTTGTGAATTAAAGAATATACTTAATTTTTTTGCTATGAAGACTGTTGCGTTTGGTGAAAACACTATATCCGAAAGGGGTACAACAGGTTCAGTTCTTGATTACGCTTATTACAATGAAAAGATTCTTGGAAATAAGTCAATCATCATATACGATAAGAACTCCCCAGGTCATAAGAAAGATATGATAGACTATCTCGAAACTATGTTTCCAGTAGTTGCCTCTGATAGTTACAAGGATATTGATGATATAGTAGAAAAATACAAAGTTACACATTTTTATAAAATTAAGTACGGATTCAATGATCATGCATTATCAAAAATAGCAAAAAATTGCGTACACTGTGTATTTTCATGTCATGATCCTCACGGCGACGTATACGCATCTGTTTCCCCCTGGGTGAAGAATACTAATGGTAGATATCCATGCGTACCTCACATGATAAATCTTCCGCAACATGACAGAAACCTTCGCGAGAAACTTGGTATACCGTCTGACGCAACCGTTTTTGGTGGATATGGTGGCAGAGACAGGTTCAGTATAGGATACGCACGTCAAGCGGTTTATAACGTAGCTGTAAGGTACCCAAATATTTACTTTCTCTTTGCAAACTTTGACCAATTCTGTCCAACATTGCCCAACATCATTCATCTGGATACGATATACGGCAAGGAAAACAAAGTGGAGTTCATCAATACATGTGACGCGATGATGTGGGCAAGGGCAGATGGTGAAACATTTGGTCTCGCGATTGCCGAGTTTTCAACAAAGAACAAACCTGTATTTGCCACAAAGACGGGAGTTGATGATGCCCACGTGGAACTCTTGGGCAAAAAGGCCATCTGGTATAATCCACACAACATTGAAACACTTTTGATTTCATTTGATAAGATCAAGGACAAAATCAAAAATGACGACTGGAATGCCTATAGAGACTATGAACCCGAAAAGGTCATGAAGATTTTTGATGAGGTGTTTTTGAATGATGATGAAACAAATAAAGTGGTTTTTAATGAGTTGGAAATTGAATATTTTAAAAATGATTTATTGGCCATAAGTAGTATTGAAAAACAAACAGAATGGGAACCTCATATAACAAAATTTATGGAGATGTGCAATCATAATTTTAAATTAAGTAACGTAATCGACGTAGGTGCAAATTTTGGGTATCATTCTTTAATGTTTTCTAAAAATATAAATGGTAATGTTTATGCATTTGAACCACAACCACAAAATTATAAATTATTGAAAAATAATATTGAAAATAATAAAATTAAAAATATTATTCATTACAATCTAGCATGTGGAAATGATAATTTCAAGGTCAAGATGCCCATTGTGAATACTTCAAAAAAGGTAAACATGGGAGATTTTACACCAAATTACACCAACGAACATTATGAATTAATTGACACAAAAAGTTTAGATGAAATGGATTTTCCAAAAATAGACCTTATAAAAATTGATGTACAAGGATGGGAAAAAAATGTTATAAATGGATCCAAAGAATTGCTAAATAAATATAAACCCATACTCATTGTTGAATTCGAACATCATCAATTAATCAAAACAAATACTTCTTGTGAAGAATTATTCAAACTCATTAGAGACAATAACTACTACATTTTTTATTTAGAATACAAGTATCCTTCTGATCATGTATGTGTTCACAATGATAATCTTGAACACTTTAGAAAAATTATGAAAGATTATATAAAACAAAATACAACTAATAATAATCTAAACAACAATCTTGGTTATGGTGTTACCGAAAAAATAACAACAACGTTTTTGAATTAAAGAAATTGCACCACTGGTAACAAAACTATGTCAGACGGAATGCCGATTAGTGATCAGTTCAAGGAGGCGATTGCCGAACTCGAGGGAATCAAGACTCAATTAACGGAGGCACAAAAGGCAATCAAGGTGCTCAAGGAACGTGAGACCAGTTTGAAGACCTTCATTGGTGGATACATGAAGGCTCAGAAGATCGATGACGTCCAGACGCGTGGCGGCACCAAGGTCACCCAGAAGACGTCAGTCAAGAAGCCGGCGATCACTAAGAAAATCTTAATGGATGAATTACCAAATTATATTGAGGGAGGTCAGGAACGCCTCAACCAGATCATCAAGGAGATTGAGGATAAGTTAGAGCCCAAGGAGACATCAAGCCTTCAACTCAAGTTAAAGAAGAAATCTGAAGAGTAAATAGGTAACCAAAATGGTGGGATCTAATCTTCTTGACTACACCCCAATTGCTTCCGAGCCTCAGGTGATTGAGGATTATGACAATGAGGAAGAGGAAGGCTTTGTGGATCCAAATGAATATGAGTATGAAGATTGGATAGCCTATTACAGCGACGAGTTATGGAATAACTGGGAGTTATACAGAGAACATTGTTACGATAATATGCTTCCAGTGACACTCACGTTTTCCGAGTTTTGTAAAAATGAATACTATTGTTAGATTAAATGTTGGCAATTATTAGATATGGTGCGATTGCCAGACGTGACAAGTACAAAGGTCATTGTTCCAACCGTTCTCTTCGCCTTCCTGTCACCCGCCGTCACGGGTATGGGAGACTTTACAGATCGACTGGGAATGACCTCTGTGTTCGGTATCCTGTATATAATCATTCTTCGTGGGGTGATGAAATTCGTGGTTCGGCCAAGCGAGGTTTATCTCGCATCCGGAATGTACTTTCTTCTGAGCGGAATGACGACCGACCAGACGATGATCATAAGGAACACGTTTCTTTACTGGATCTTATTCGCGGTTATTCGCTCACAAAGTCCTCTCGAGTTCTAAAAAGGATGAAGTATCTCGTCGTGGGTCCCGGTGCCATGGGATTCTATGCCATCCTAGGCACAGTTTATGCTCTCAACAATTACGATAAAACTAAAGATCTTGAAGCAGTTGCTGGATCATCTGCGGGATCCATCGTGGCATTTGGATGTCTGGTTGCCAAGTGGGACATCATCAGACTTTTTAGAATCATTCGAGAGGCTGCTGATGTCAGTTCACTTATGCGACTGAACTTAAAGTCTCTTCTGAACAACTACGGTTTGGTGCCAGCAACCAGGTGGAAAGAGGTGTTCACAAAGATCTGCATGGAGTTGTCCGGAAAGGAAGATTTCACATTTCAGGAACTCAAGGATTGGTGCGGGCTGGACTTTTACGTGTCGGCATACAACATCACGTTGCAGAGGAGTTGTTACTTTTCACATCACACCCATCCTGACATGTCGGTGTCTCACGCAGTCTGCATGAGCATCAGCATTCCATTTTTGTTCGAGTCCGTGGTCTATCAGGGACATCGCTACGTAGACCTGGCAGCATTCGAAACGTGCCCACTGACTCCCTTCATGGGAAAGGACATGGAAGAACTTGTTTCAATTGAACTGGATCCTGAACCCTCGATGGAGAAGCCACCCCACATAGGGTCGTTTGTTGATTTCATACAACACTTTATCACTTCGATTATGAGAAATAGAGTGGTCTATGAAAAGCCTACGATCTACATTAAGATGAAAGAAGGCGAGGCATTTAATTTTTCTATGGACGATGACAAGAAAACGGAACTATTCTATCATGGTTATCTCACCGGAAAGCGGTTTCTCAAGATAGAACACGAAGAATGTCCCTCAGAACCAGAGCGGCAACCCCCACCATGAAGAGGACCACCATGTAACCCAACTCAGAATCCATCACACCCTCGACCTCATAGAACTCCACCCTGTCGGTGGGGAATATTCGGTCAGCAGCTTTCTCAGGAGCCGGCGGTGCCTTGACCGTTTCCTGAGGAAGCCCTCCGTAGGCATCATCAATGGAACAGTAACCTACCATTATTTAATATCAACTAGGAAATTATTTACAATTCAAGTGTCATCTTCCCCTTCTTGCCCCTCTTTTTCTTGGGAGCAGTAACCTCGACGTCCTTGACCGACTCGCCATTCACGCTCACAATGTCTGAGATGTCGTCCTCAATGTTGCCGTCACTTGACGGTCCCGCTGGCGGGCGAATCTCCTCCACGTCGCGGGTCGTGGTGGACTGGGGATTCATGAAATTGGACATCAGCGACGAAAGATCCATGCTTGGTCCCTGGACCTCCCTCCGGGCGACGGGTGGCGGCGGACGAGGATCCACGTTCCTTTCTTGGGCGCTCTTGGCGGTGTTTGCCACGGCAGACATCATGTTCTTGATGAGATCTGGATTCTGCTTAATCACGTCGTTCATCTGGGGCATCGCAGACTTGAACATCGAGTGGGTCAGATGGAACATCGTCGCCGATCCACCGAGCATCATCATCAACTTCAACTCAGGTGCCATCTTCGCCTTACCGCGATATTTGACGTAAAGTTCCTCGAATACATCATCATAGTCATCCACGCCGTCCATCACCGACTCAGACCATCCGTCCAAATGGATGTCCAGAGGATTGTAGCGCTTGTTCAAAAACTCGATTCCAGTCACACAGGCGATGAGCATGCGCCTTTGCATCTTGACAGACTGATCCACCTCGATCGAGTAGGACATCCTCTTGACCTCACCACGGATGTCGTGGATCGACGAGTGCATGTTCAGACGCTCGATGGAACGAATCCCCTTCTTCTCCAGGCGAGTGATCTTATTCAATAGGTCAGCCTTTTCGTCATCGATGGACTTGTACCCAGGAGAAGGCGCTTCGTCATCATAGCCTCCCTCGAGACCAACGCCACCTCCATAGTCATCAAACGCCTCACCATGATCTTCCGGCTCTTCCTGTGGCGGCGGAGGACGTGCCGAAGGCGTCTGCTTCCCGTGGTTGGCAAATGCCATGAATGAAGAAACAGGTGCCTCGACAGGGCGGTCATTCATGCTCGGGTTGTTCGTTCGCTTGCGCTTCGTGGCATCCAGGACGACACCATTGAAAAGATCCTGCTCGTCATTGTCCAGGTCGACCATGATCTCGCTATTATTATCAAGTTCAATCTCGAAATCCTCCATGTCTTCTGGTGTCAGTCTATAAACTTATCATCAAGTCTTTAACGCAGAAAAAAATCAAATGTCTTAGTAAAGAAGTATGATCAGTAGTCAGTTTGCCCTCGTGCTCGTGATTGCCATCGTGGTGCTCATGTACGTCAAGTGCTTCATGGGTATGAAGAAGAGTGGATACAAGTTGTCCCCGGAGCCAGTGGAGGTTGAGCCCATGGTCAGCGGCGATGCCATCACCAAACTTCCTTATAAGCTGGACTGTGTGCCCGGTCCAGGCAAGGATGCCGCTTACTACACCAAGGACCTCACCCCTGGTGGATACTGTGGTGATCAGGCGCTCGTCAGGGATGCCATGTCCTACAAGATCCTCGGCGGTATCGGAGGATCTCTCCTTGAGAAGTAAATTAAAGAGAAGAAAACAAGGGTAAGTACGAAAAACAATGTCTACCGAGGATGTGATGAAGGAGCTTACCGAGATGCGCAAGGAGATCAAAAGTCTCACCAAGTTGGTTCGCAAGATCGCCAAGGTTCAGGATGATCCCGATGGGTCCAAGGCCAAGGAGCGCGCCGCCAACACCGGGTTCAACAAGCCCAGCAAGGTCACCAAGGACCTGACCGACTTCATGGGTCTCGCTGAGGGCACTGAGGTGTCCCGCACGGACGTGACCCGTTTCGTTAAGCAGTACGTCAAGGACAAGGGTCTGTCTCACCCAGAGGATGGACGAAAGATTATTCAGGATGAGCCGCTGAAGAAGCTCCTGCAAACACCTCAGGGAGAGACCCTCTCTTATATGACTTTGCAGAAGCACATCTCCAAGCACTTCATCAAGGCTTAAACAAAAAACGCACCCTAATTTTAGAAAATGATATCCACTCAGGAGGTTGAGGCCATCATCGGCACGAACATCAAAAACATCGATGTGTACCGAAAGGCTTTCAAGCATAAATCTTCTGTTCAACACGATGGCGTCGAGGGTTCCTATGAAACGTTGGAATTTATGGGCGACTCCGTGTTGGGCTTTATTGTCACCAAGTACTTGTTCGATAGGTACGAGAATCTGCAGGAGGGATTTCTAACTCGTGCGAGAACAAAGATCGTCTGTGGAAAGACGCTGGCGGATGTGTCTGCCAAATTGGGATTTCACAACTGGGTTCAGATGGATGAAAAGGGGATGAGAAATGGATGGAACAACAACCCAAAGATCCTCGAAGATGTCTTTGAGGCATTTGTGGGTGCCATCTACTTGGACCTCGGGATGATCGAAGCCAAGAAGTTCGTCCTGGGCGTCCTGGATAACCCAGACCTCATCCGTTTGGATAGACTGATGGTGGATGACAACTACAAGGACATCCTGATGCGTGTCTGTCAGTCTCAGAAGTGGGATCTGCCTGAATATCGTCAGTTAGATCACGTGGATGCCACCAAATTCAGGGTGGGTGTCTATGTCCAGGGACATCAGTGGGGAACAGGCAAGGGATCCACCAAGAAGGAAGCCGAACAGGCTGGTGCCTACTTCACCTTGAAGCGACTCGAGGAGAAACTTGAAAAGAGACTGGTTCCATCCAAGCGACCCAATGCTATGATTAAAAATGTCCACAGAAAGTAATAATGAAGGTCGCCCTTATCAATCCTATTTCCAAGACAGTCAATGAGATGTGCACTGGTCACGAGGTTCGTGCATGGGGTCGCAAGTCGGGTAATGTGATCGTGGATGTTCCTACTGGGTTTCCCGTGAGGTCCATCTCGGACGTGAAAGCTTTCGGTCCCGATGTGGTTGTCGTGGAGAAGCGCGGCAATGGCGTTTTCAGGGAGTTCACGAAGAACTTTGAAAAGGTCGTGGATGTCGAGGGTCTTCGGTTGATTCTTTCTGCGAAACCGGTCAAGGCTGCTGCCCCTGTGGTGGTCAAGAAGGAGCCGGAGCTGGTCCCCGAGCCCGTGGTGGTCAAGGAGGAGCCCGAGCCCGAGCCGGTCCCTGAAGTTGTCGAGGTCGCAGCGGCTGCCGTCGCCGAGGTTGAAGAAGTTATTCAGGAAACCCCAAAACCCAAGAAGTCATCATCGTCACGTAAGAAGAAGACGCCCACCAAGTCCTCCACTTAAACATTACAGCCGTATGCTAACTAGTATGCATCCCCAAGCGGAGAAGTTTTTCAACAAGACTTATCCTGAACAACGTTCCGATGCGTGGTTCAAGATGAGGGGCACGATGCTCACAGCATCCGATGCTGGTACGGCGATAGGCGTGAATCCGTATGAAAAACCCGAGAAGTTGATTCTGAAAAAGTGTGGCGTCAGTGAACCATTCAATGACTGGGCGACCAAGCACGGACAGAAGTACGAAGATGAAGCTCGACAGATCTACGAAGAACGCCACAATCAACAGGTCTTTGAGATTGGTCTTGAACCCCACCACAGCCTCGACTGGATTGGTGGATCGCCCGACGGCATCACCCACTCTGGGCGACTTTTAGAGATCAAGTGCCCAAGGTCACGAGCCATTGGTGACGGAACGCCACCCGAGTACTACTACGCACAAATTCAGGTGCTCATGGAATGTCTCGAATTGGAAGTGTGCGACTTTGTGCAATATCGACCTGCCGAAATCACCTACCCCAAGCCTGCCGAGTTTGTCTGCGTGGAGATTCCACGGGACCGCGAGTGGTGGGCGACCAACATGCCCATCATGAAGGCATTCTGGGAGAGGGTCCTTTGGCACCGCGAGCATGGTCATCAAGAACTGCTTCCGGCACCCAAGCCTACGATCGATGATCTTATCAAGGAGATTGAAGGTCTCGAGGGACAATTCACCAAGGTGAAGAAGATGGCTCTCGAGATCGCCAAGGAACATTCGACCCTGAAGTCGGGTCGGTGGTCTAACGAGGATGAAGAGTGGCTCCTGAAAAACAAAGACAAGAAGATAGAGGAACTTGCCGAGCACCTGAAGCGAACGGTCAAGGCCACCAAGATGCGTCTGGACAAGTTAATCAAGGAGCAACCCAAGCAGGAGTGGACTGTCAAGGTGGTCGAGGAGGACGACATCTAAAACCCGACCTTGCCTTGAACCCACGGAAGCGTCTGTCTCCCCGGAAGATTGGGCGCGCGACAGACGAAGCGAATGATGAAATGGTTGATCTCCTGACCACCGGAAGGGTCGGGGATGAGAGCCCCATTCTGGTTGAACAATTTCACTGTAAGACGATCCAAATGTTCTATAGGATGAATAAATTGTGTAATTTGGTCGTAATTGTCTCTGAACACCACGAGTTGGTCAGATGATGAACCTTGATCATTGGTGCTAATAATTGATCCAAAGGCACCACGGGCAACGGACTGAACCGGTGAAGTGGCTGGGGTTGTTGGTGGATCCTTGGTGAGTCGGTCGTTGAAGTTGGATTCCAGTTCGCGGACTCGCATATAGAGGTGTTCCACAGATCCACGGGTGTGAACGTGGAGACCCAACAAGCGTGCTTGAACCACCTGTTTCAAAGGTGTATTGAAGTACACAGTAAATGTATTGGAACTCGTTTGATCCAGAGTGTCGAAGGATATCGTGTGATATTCGTAGTTGAAGTCTGGCAAGCCAGTTGAAACATACGATGACCTAGCCATTATTACTTAGCCAAGAGAATAGCGAGAACCAAAAGAACGACGGCGATCGGAATCAGGATCTGTGCATACTTAGTGGGAACTCCCATGAACTCTCTGCGGGGCAACAAGGCTCCTACGGGTTCCACGGGCGCTTCTGGATTATTCTTATTTCGGGTGGCTGACCTGTAGTAGTTAATCAATTTGCGTGCGAATGTATTTTCCGAACCTGGAGTTACAGGTGGTCCAATGTTGGGCTCCAGACGTTTGTCTTCATCATCTTGCTTCTTTGTGGCGAATCGCTTGTCCTTGGTGGCTTGGACTGACAATTTCAAAACAAACTCTTCTGTATCTGTTCCAGCATTGTCAAATGGGTATAACTTAAATGAACTGTCGCTTGTATCATAATAGTAGATGGATACCTTGATCGCTTCCATGACTGGCACTGTCTTTTGAACGCCGATTCTGTCATTCATGGAACTCATCACATAATTATTGGATTGAGGATTGGTGACCTGTGGAGTAATAAGTGTCCCCGTGTATGCAAAATTTATATTTGTATCACCACTCTCTGGTGGATTGTCTACAGTGTAAATTCTATCGGATAAAATACCATAGTTTGGAACTTCCAATACTATGTAGTAAGCATGAACATTAGAATTCGTACTGGCCGTGCTGATATATGGAATTGATGCGCTCACAAAGTTCACAGATTGGATTCCGTAAAGGGGTGTGCTGAGATAACTGGTGAAGTTGTTAGCATCGGTTGTGGCTCTGTCCTTCCTGGTTGAACTGTCGATAACGATGTCGTAACTTGACATACTCTATTATTAGATTGCTTTTTTTCAATGAAGAAATCACGGAGGTCCAGATC